CCTGTTGGCATTCTCGTTCCGCTGCGCTTCCTCCTGCGCCCGGATCTGCGCGCCCACCGCGCCCGTGATCTGCCCCGGCGCCGTGAGATTCGCCTGCAACTGCGGGATGTTCTGCATCGTCTGCATCGCCTGCTGCTGAGCAGACAGATAGCCCTGGTTCGCCAAACCAGACGACACTTCTCCCGCCACGCGCTCGGCATCGCGCACCGCCTGCGCCTCCCCGATCGACTGCCTCGAGCCGCCATAGCCGCCGCTGGCAATCCCCTGGTGCCGGATGGCCGGCAGCGCCCGCGTCAGCAACTGATCGCCGATGGGTGCCACGGCCGCCGAGATCGCATTCTTCAGGTACGGGTTCGTCGCCGGATCCCGCCCCGCTCCGAGGTTGAACTCCGCGCTCTTCGTCCCGAGTTCAGCGAGGTACTGCGCCGGGGTGGCCGCAGCGCCGGTCTGCCGCAACGCCGAGAGTTCGTCTTGATTAAAATCAGCAACCCGTGGTTCGGGACTCAGCTTCGGTCCACCCTGCTGATACAATCGCGTGCTTTCATCAACAAACTGCTTCAATGCCGGTTGTTGGAAGCTTGGGTAGTTAGTCGTTGAGGTTGCGACGTTACCGCCTGCGGATTTTCCCATTATGATTCCTCACTTCCATGATTAAGGTTACGTAAGCAGGTTCAAATCCGAGCGGGGCCAAAAGTCTGGTGAGACCTTTCCTGCCACTAGCTTCCAATCGCTCACATTGGTTCTCGCGGGCGTAAGCCTCAAGGGCCACGCGAGCGTGACCGCCCCAGTCCCGGAAGGAAATCCCCTGAAGGAGCACGATTCGCAAAACCCTCAAACAGGGGTACTCAGTACACTCGGTTAGAATCACACCAAGGAGTTCAGCCCCGTCGCCAGCCAACGCTACCCACACCTGCATTTTGTCGGCAGCGATGTACGCCTTAATCGAGCTTTCGCTTAACTCTCCGTGGCAATGTTTGAGGGCTTCGGCGAAGTAGGGCGTCAATCTCACGAACACCGCAGGCTCGATGGCCATCTCTGAATTGAGGCGCGTAACCTGGATTCGCCGGGGGGCCAACTGTTTGGCTATCGGAAGCGGCGAGATTTCTTCCAGAACTTGTTCAGTATTCATGGTTAAATGAGTGAGCGGATGGATGCGGCAAACACCCATCCGCTCGACAGTCAGGAAAGGATGAGTTTCCCGAATGCCTGAAGCCAATTCTATCTACCGCTACAAGACGGTTGACGATCTTATCGCAAAACACGTCCCCGATAGACAACCGGGCCAATGCTGGCTTTGGGTTGGCGCGACCAGCAAGGGATACGGCAGTTGTATCTGGCGATATAAGCCCTACAAGGCGCATCGGCTGGTGTACGAACACCTCGTCGGTGCTATTCCTGAAGGCTTGCAGCTCGATCACTTGTGCCGAAACCGCCGGTGCGTAAACCCTGCACACTTGGAACCAGTCACGATGGCGGAGAATATTCGCCGGGGCATAAACTACTGGCGCGAGAGAAAACACTGCTCGAAGGGTCATGCCTATGATGCTGCCAACACCCATATCAACGGATCTGGGGAAAGGGTCTGCCGGGAGTGTAAACGCCAGAGCTATCACTGGCAGGGCGGGATTTGGAACCGAGACAAAACTCACTGCGTTCACGGCCATGCCCTTGATGCCGCTAACACCTACATCCAAAAAAACGGATCTCGCCACTGCCGGGAATGTCACCGCCAGTGGGACCGCATCTATCGCGCGAAGAGGAAGCTGACGGCTTAGCTCAATCGCCATCTCAGAACTGAGCCGGGTAACTTGCAACTTGCGCGGGGCAAGCTGCTTGGCGACCACCGGAGCTTCGATGATAGGCGTTTCTTCAAGTGTCATGGTGTAGCCGCCGCCGCTTCAAGTGCCTCGACTTTCGCCTTCAGTTGTTTGATGGCAAGAATGGCGTGCATTAGGCATTCATGAATGTTGACACCGAGTATTTCGACCTCCTCGGGATCGTCCGGAGAGAGCTTACCAAGGCTCTTGGATACTGTTCCCGGCAACACCTGTTCAATTTCCTGCGCGATGAAGCTTAGAACGCGCGTCCCTTCGGGCGTACCGGCGAGGCCATTGTAAGTGGCTTCGATTGGGCGCAACTGAGCGATGATGTCCAGCCCGCCCTGAAGATCTTTCACGTCGCGCTTCACGCGCGCATCTGACGCTATTGTCCAAGCCGAAGTGGTGGGTTTTGCCGCGCTATCTGTCGATAATTGCAACTGGTAGGCAGGCCCGGCTGTACCGATACCCACATTGCCGGTGCTCTGAATGGTCACAGCACGGGTACGAGTCCCGCCAACGTCGAAGCCGTGATTGTAGCCGTCGTAGCGCGTGCCGAAACCACCCTCGGCCCAGAGACGGGAAGCGGTGTCCCAAGCCGGCGCGGCACTGAAGGGCAAATGGATATAGTTAGTCTGAACCTGCCCCACATTATTCAGGTTGAACGCGGCGCCTTCGATGTTGCTCAGCCAGGGCGTTTGGGAAGTGCCGGGCGGAGCGGCCCAGGAGGCGTCTTCGCGGAGGTACTTAGTGATCCCAGCGGTGGTGCCGGGAGTAGGCACGGTACCGCCACGACCGGACGCGCCGCTGGCGATCATGGGCAGTGCGTTCAAAGTAACATCCGCGGTAAGTGCGCCGCCGCCGGACAGGCCGGTCCCTGCGATCACTTGCCTCGAAGTGGGCACGCCCGCCGCCGGAGCACCCGTGATTTTGGCATAGGCGAGCGAAGTGATCCAGGCCGGATCGGGATAACTGCCGAGGACCGACACCGCGTTGGTGACTTGAGCGGCAGTGTAGTCGCCGCTCGCTGCGATGACAGCCCCGGTCCTGGTGAACACGCTGGTGACGGCACTGGCCGGCAGGGCAGTCCAGGCTCCATCGCCTCTGAGCCAGTTACTCGCGCTGGGTGTACCTGACCCAAGACGTGCTACTGCGAAGATGCCAGAAGTGGTATCGGCAGCAGCATGAACGTGCGCCGCAGGCGTGAAAGTAGTAGGTACGCCGGTCAACTTCGAGTAAGCCAGACTCGTGATCCAGCCAGGATTGGCATACGATCCGAGAATGGAGACGGCGTTAGTCACTTGCGCGGCCGTGTAATCTCCACTCGCCGCAATGACATCTCCAATGCGCGTGAAGACGCTCGTGACTGCCCCAGCACCACCGCCGCCGGGAATCGTCACCACCGTGCGCGTGCCGTCGTCTGTGGCCGTGACGCCTGCGCCCACGAAGTTGAGGATCGTTCTCGTGGTGAGGGCAACGCCTTCGTCCTGGACGATGGTATAGCCGCCACCACCTCCTCCGCCACCGCTCATCGCGTGCCACGCGCCGGCGTAATAAACGTAGTACCCGGCCCCCGCTCCCGGGTTCCAGTCAGTGCCATCGGCGTAGGCTAGCATGCCCTCCCGCGGCTTAGCTGGTGCCACATGCCAGACCTTGTGAATAGAATCGCGGTGCCGGTTGATATCGATCTGCTGGTCCTCGGCCACGCTCCACAGCATCTTCAGCCCTTCGCGGGTATCGTCGGGGAGCGGCCGGTCTAGTGGCATGTCATAGGCTCGCTGTCGGCTCGAGGTCTAAGTCAAAGCCGATGAGTTTCCAGTTGACGCCCTCGTGGAAGCATTGCACGCGATAGGAAAGATACCGGAACGTGCCGAAGAAGCCGAGCTTTACGGTCTGGCCCTGCGTGAACAGTTGCGCCGGCTGCCACGAGACCGGAGCCTTGCGGCCCATCGAGAAACCTATGGTGATCGAGAAGGTGATGCCGTCGTCACACACGAACTTGGGCCAGATCTCGCGCATCACCGCCAGGCGCCCGTGGTCGATGACGATCTCGCCGCGCGACGTCCCCTTCACCGCCACGCCGATGCGCTCGACGTAGTTCACGGAAGCATCCCCCACATCCACGGTTTCCCCATTGACCCGGAGGCGGAGCGCAGTCGACGCCAGCGCCAAGCCCTCGGAGGCCCGCTCGTAGATGTTGTATTCCCAGGTGATGGGATCTTGTGCGGCCCAGGTGCCTACCACCGAGGCCCAGGAGTTGGTGCTCGGCGTGGACTTGCTGGGACCGGCGGCAATGGCGTGGTTGTTGTCTTCGAGGTCGCGGATCGCCCAGGTGTCGAACTGCCAATTCCATACAAGGGCGCGGTTGGTGGCCTCCGTCCCGCCGGTGGGAAAGCAGATCCAGACTTCCTTGGCATTCATCTTCCGGACGACGCGCACTTTGTCGTAAGAGGTGGCGGTCAGTTGCGAGAAGAACCAGCGCTTCGTGCGGTCGTAGCCTATGCTGGTGACGCTCTGGAGATCGTGAATGACGAAGTCGTCGGCGGTCACCTGGAATACTTTGTTGAGGAAGGTGACGGCGCAGCCTTGCGCCAGTGCCCCGATCTCGCTGAAGACCCGCCGGAAAGCCATGATGTCCTGGCCGCCGATAAAAGTCATTGCCCACGTCTGCACGCCGGTCAT